AGAATAATTATATGGCTATTTCGAGAAGTCAATTACTTAAAGAGCTACTCCCCGGATTAAACGCATTGTTTGGTTTGGAGTACGCTAAATATGGCGAAGAGCACAAAGAGATTTTCGAGACTGAAAACTCTGACCGTTCTTTTGAAGAAGAAACTAAACTGTCTGGTTTTGGCTCTGCCCCAACCAAGTCAGAAGGTTCTGCAATTGAGTACGATAACGCGCAAGAAGCTTTCACTGCACGATACACGCATGAAACTGTTGCTATGGGTTTCGCAATTACTGAGGAAGCAATCGAAGATAATTTGTATGACTCCTTATCTGCTCGTTACACTAAAGCATTAGCTCGCGCTATGGCTTACACCAAGCAAGTTAAAGCGGCTACAGTTCTAAATAATGCTTTTGCTACTACTACCTATGGAGACGGAAAAGTACTTTGTGCTACCGATCACCCTCTAGTTAGCGGCGGAACTAACTCAAACCGTCCAACGGTTGCATCTGACCTTAACGAAACTTCTTTAGAAGCTGCTGTTATTCAGATTGGCGCTTGGACTGATGAGCGTGGTTTGAAGATCGCTGCACAGCCTAAAAAACTCATTATCCCATCAAACTTGCAATTTGTTGCAACTCGTTTGCTTGAGACTGAGGGGCGTGTTGCCACTGCGGACAACGACATCAATGCTCTACGCAACAACGGCGCTATTCCACAAGGATATGCGATTAATCATTATCTAACCGATACTGATGCGTGGTTCTTGATGACTGACGTACCTAACGGCTTAAAGCACTTTACTCGTTCCCCAATGGCTACATCTATGGATGCAGACTTTGACACTGGTAACAGTCGTTATAAAGCTCGTGAGCGTTATTCATTTGGCGTTTCTGATCCACTGGGTATCTTCGGATCTCCGGGGGCGTAAGGTAACGTGTTTTACTAAGGGAGCTTCGGCTCCCTTTTTTATGTTTGACGTAAAGACAGATACTGTGATATGTTCTTTTTTATATCGGGAAACAATCCGGTGAATCTGACAGGCCCGACTGACGACATGTAGACAGATTTGCTTTAACTCACATGTGAGAACTATATTATGGCTAATACTACATTTAATGGAGCAGTACGCTCCGAAAACGGTTTCCAAGTAATTTCTAAAGCCGCTGATACTGGCGTGGAGACTACAAAATCAACTATTGACTCTAGCGGTAACTTTACTACTGATGGCGCAGTCGCTGACCATAAACAAGTAATTCGTCAAACAACCTACACTGACTGGAACGATGCTGCTCTTACACTTACTACTTCTGCAAACGGAGCAGTAATTTTATTTGATAAAGATGAGGCTACTACAGTCACACTACCAGCAGTTACTGCTTCTGACATCGGTGTGCAATTTATTTTTGTTGAAACTGTGGCTTCTGACAACCTAAGGTCTGTTGTTACTGCTTATGACAATGATTATTTTGTTGGTGGTGTGCAACTAGGTACTACAGCCGCAGAAAATGGAGCTAAAGGTTTTATTCCAACAGGTGGAACTGACACAACTATTAAGTTTGATGATAATCTAGCTAACGGTGCAGGTTCTTTAGGCTCTACTGTAACTCTAACAGCCGTGCTTACAGGTAATACTGGCGCAGGTGGTGGAGCTAAGTTGGCTTGGTTAGTAACAGGTTCTATGGGTACAGCAGACGACAATTCTACTGGCGCAGCAATCTTTGCATAATAGGAGACTATCATGGGATCATTTAGCTCCGATGTACAGGCTATAACAAAAGCTGGAAACCAAACTGTAGTGTTGGGTGTAGGCCCCGCTCGTATACGTCAGATACAGATAGTTGGCGCTGCTAGCGGTACAGGAAGTCTTGTTGTTAAAGATGGCGCAGGTGGTTCTACTGTTCTTACTATGACAATTCCTACATCCGCAGCCACAGTGCATTCTATTAACATACCCGCAGATGGTATACGTTGTACAGACGATCCACAGTTAGTTTTGGGTGATGGAATAACTCAAGTAACTGTGTTTTATGCGTAAGTATTATAGAAAAGGTGGCGGAGTGGGCATGAAAGGTATGTCCATTAAAAGTGGTGATAAGCGCCCCACTAAATCTGGCGCGGGTATGACCAAAAAAGGCGTAGCTAAGTATAGAAGGAACAACCCCGGATCTAAGTTACAAACCGCGGTTACTGAAGACAAACCAACTGGCAAGCGAGCAAGTAGACGAAAGTCTTATTGCGCTCGTTCTGCTGGACAAATGAAAAAGTTTCCTAAAGCAGCTAAAAACCCTAATTCAAGGTTGCGGCAAGCTAGGAGACGGTGGAAATGCTAGGAGAATATCGTGACTAATAGTAGAAGTGCAATGTCAAAACAAGTGAGTACTGGTAAAAAATCAAAAGATTATTCAAAAATGACCCCTGAAGAACAGGCTAAATTTGAATTTGATATTATGACTCAAAACTTAAACCTCAGCCCTAAAGAAAAAGCGGCTAAAAAGAAACAGGAGCAAGAAATGAAAATGAAAGACAAAAAAATGCCCAAGGCTATGCCTAAGATGAAAAAAGGCGGGATGACGATGCCTAAGTATCAACGAGGGATGATGGTCGGAGGAAGAAAAGAGATTAGGGAAGCTGACGCACCAGAGTCTGGCCCTATTAGAGGTTTGGGAGTACCTCGAAGGAAAAACCCTAAAGGGCCAGCTCCTTATGATGACTCTGGAACTGGATTAGGTACAGGGCCAAAGCCTCCAATGGGTGGCCCAATGCCCCCAAAGAAAAAACGCGCTCCTACGGGTAGAGGCCGAGGCCGAGGTAGCAAGATGCCTATGATGAAGCACGGCGGTAAAGTTCGCGGATGTGGTATAGCAAAACAAGGTGTCCGTAAGGCTAAAATGGTAACAATGAAGGGTTCATAATGCGTAGGTATTATAAATCTGGCGGAAAAATATGTGCTAAAGGTAAGGCTTGGGCCAAACGAACTTTTGATACATATCCTTCTGCATATGCAAACATGGCAGCTTCAAAATACTGTAAAGATCCTAATTATGCAAAGGGGTCAAAAGGTAAGAAGTAATGGGCGACCTTAAAAAATGGGTAGACCAAGACTGGGTTAGAATCGGTACAGACGGTAATATTAAAGGTAAGTGTGGTACGTCTAAAGATAAAAAAAACCCAGACAGATGTTTACCTAGAAGTAAAGCGCAATCGCTTAGTAAAGGCGAAAGAGCGTCTACAGCCAAAAAAAAGAAACGCGCAGGAGCAAAAGGAAAAACGGTAGTAAAAAATACAAAACCCGCTACTGTTAAATTGCGCAGAGGTGGGCTTGCTAGAGGCAAACGGTCTATTGCTAAAGGGTGTGGACAAGTAATGAGCAACAGACGTAAAAAAACACTTTATGTTTAAGGTATAAACAATGCGTAAAAAATACGGTAAGACTAAAGAAATAACTAAACGACAGAAAGAAACACTTAAAAAACATTCTGTACGTCATAGCAAAAAACATATGTCTAAAATGAAAAAAGCTATGCAATTAGGAAAGACTTTTAATCAAGCCCACAAAGACGCTATGAAAAAAGTAGGTAAATAATGACTACATCAGGTACTACTGCATTTAACATGGAGTTTACAGAAATTGCTGAAGAGGCATTTGAACGCGCAGGGCGTGAAATGCGTTCAGGGTATGATCTAAGAACTGCTAGAAGGTCTATGAATTTGTTAACTATAGAGTGGCAAAATCGTGGAATTAATATGTGGACTATAGATAATGGAACTGTAGATCTTGTAAAAGGCCAAACTACTGCTTATGACCTTCCTACAGATACAGTGGATTTGTTAGAACACCAAATACGAACTAATCAAGGCAATACAGCTACTCAGTCTGATCTTACTATAAGTCGTATAAGTGTAAGTACATACGCTTCAATTCCTAACAAGTTAACACAAGGTAGACCAATTCAAATTTATATAGAGAGGCTTCGTGATCGTCCTAAGTTTCATGTATGGCCTTTACCAGACAATAATGACTACAAACTATATTATTGGAGAATGAGGCGTATTGAAGATGCCGGTAGTGGTGTGCAAACCGCAGACATGAATTTTAGGTTTTTTCCTTGTTTAGTAGCAGGGTTAGCTTACTATATATCTCTTAAACTGCCTGAAGCTGTAGAGCGCGTACCTATGCTAAAAGCAATGTATGAAGAACAATTTGAATTAGCCGCAGCGGAAGACAGAGAAAAAACTTCTGCTAGGTTTGTACCTCGTATGAGTTATCAATAATGAGTAACAGATTTGCTTCTAATAAAATAGCCATAGCTGAATGTGATATTTGTGGATTTCAGTACAAATTACGAGAATTACGTAATTTAATTGTTAAAGATAGAGATACAAACTTAAAAGCGTGTATTGAATGTTGGGAGCCTGACCACCCCCAATTAAAGTTAGGAGAATTTCCAGTAGATGATCCGCAAGCAATACGTGATCCTAGACCAGACCGAAGTTTAGGAGCATCGGGAGATAATAGTAGTAGAGACATATATTGGGGTTGGAACCCTGTTGGTGGGGGCGCAAATCCTTATAATTTAACACCTAACCCTCTTCAAGCTGTTGGAGCTGTAGGGGACGTAACTGTAACAACTTCATAAGGAAGAACAATATGGCACTTAAAGGTAAACAATATAAGCTAGATAAAAATAAAGACGGTAAAATTTCTGGTGAGGATTTTAAAAAAATGTCTAAATACAAAAACGGTGGCCCAGTTAAAGCGGCTACTAACCGTAAAGTTAAAATGCGTGGCGTTGGAGCAGCAACTAAAGGTATTTTTTCTAGAGGGCCAATGGGCTAACGTATGAATTACACTGAGTTAAAAACTAACATTCAAGATATTTGTGAGACTAGTTTTACAAACGACCAGCTTGCTATGTTTACTCAACAGGCGGAACAAAAAATATATAGCGGTGTGCAACTACCCGCACTTCGTAAAGTAGATGAAGGGCCAGTGGTTCAAACAAATAAGTTATATACTTTACCTAGCGATTATTTGTATACATACAGCCTAGCTATTATAAGTAGTGGTACTTATACCTATTTACTAAACAAAGATGTTAATTTTTTACGCGAAGCATACCCAATCAATACCAATGCTCATTACGGAACACCCAAATTTTATGCTTATTATAGTGATACTAAATTAGAATTTGCTCCAACACCCGATGCTAATTATGAAATAGAACATGTTTACGGATATTATCCTACGTCTATAGTTACAGCTAGCACTACTTGGTTAGGTACAAACTTTGACTCTGCGCTATTAAATGGGGCGTTAGTAGAAGCTATAAGATTTATGAAAGGTGAGCCAGATATAATAGCTAACTACGAAAAAATGTATGCTTTATCTATGGGATTACTTAAAAATATGGGTGATGGCAAACTACGAGAAGATGTGTATCGTTCTGGACAATACAGAGTTTCTCCAACATAAGGCAGTATAGATGGCATTAACGCAAACATTATGTACTTCGTTTAAAGTATCCCTTTTTGATGGGGAAATGGACTTTAGTGCTGATACAAATAATGTATTTAAAATAGCTTTGTTTACTTCTACCGCGTCTCTAGACGCTACCACCACTGCATATTCCAGTGCTAATGAGGTTTCGGGTACAGGGTATACAGCAGGTGGAAAAACACTTAGTATAGATACTAACCCTACATCTACAGACACAACAGCGTATATAGGGTTTTCAACAGTATCATGGCCTAGTTCAACTATAACTGCGCGAGGCGCGTTAATATATAGGTCATCAGGTACTGGTAATAATGCTGTGGCAGTATTAGATTTTGGGGTCGATAAACAAACTAATAATAGTACTTTTACAATAACTTTTCCTACGGCGGATAAAAATACCGCTATTATACGGATAGCTTGAGGTTAATTAAATGGCAACTGGATTCACTACAATATTAAAACTAGCCTTACCTGTACAGGGCGAACTTAGCGGAACATGGGGCACAGTAGTAAACGACAACATTACTCAGATGGTTGAAGAGTCTATCGCTGGCCTAGCTACTATTAATAGTTGGTCAACTAACGCTCACACATTAACTACCGCTAACGGCACTACTTCTGAATCGCGTTGCGCAATGCTGTCTTTAACTGACACAGGAAGCTCATTAAGCGGAGCAGCTTCTGTAGTATGCCCCGCAGCTACTAAAACTTACATTGTAAAAAATTCTTGTGGTCAAGCAGCAACGTTAAAAACAGCAAGTGGAACTGGTATCGCCGTACCTAACGGTAAAACTATGTTGTTATTTTGTGATGGAACTAACGTAGTTGAGGCTGTAGATCATGTAGTTACTATGTCTGCGGGTACTCTTACCATAACTGGACTTACTACATTTGCTTCTTTAAAAGGAGCCGATTCGACTACAGTAACAGGTATACTCGACGAAGATAATATGGCAAGCAACAGTAATGTTAAACTTGCTACTCAACAATCAATTAAGGCTTATGTAGACTCACAGGTTGCTACTTCAGATACTTTACCTGAAGTCCTTGCTAATGGTAATACTACTGGTGGGACAGATGTAGCGGTTTCTACAGATGACAAAGTACAGTTTCGTGACTCAGCTATCTATATAAACTCTAGCACTGATGGACAACTAGATATTGTTGCAGATACAGAAATTCAAATAGCCGCTACAACCATTGATATTAATGGCGCAATTAACGCTAGTGGTGAAATTATTGCAGCTAGTTTAGATATTAGTGGGGATATAGATGTTGACGGCACTACAAATCTTGATGTTGTAGATATAGATGGCGCTGTTGACATGGCTTCTACGCTAACTTTAGCGGGGAATGCAGACTTTAATGGTGATTTAGATGTTGACGGAACAATAGAGTTTGATGCTCTATCTGGTACAGGATCTGTTGCGGTTACAGATATTGCTGATGAAGATAACATGTCTTCTAACAGCGCAACTAAACTTGCTACTCAACAGTCTATTAAGGCTTATGTAGATTCACAGGTTGGAACGGTTGATACCCTAGCTGAGGTTTTGGCTAATGGTAATACCACCGGATCAACTGATATAGAAGTAACTTCCGCACAGAAAGTCCAGTTTCGTGATTCAGCTATTTACATAAACTCAAGTACTGATGGACAGCTAGACATTGTTGCAGACACTGAAATTCAAATAGCAGCGACAACGATTGATATCAATGGAAATGCAGATATTTCAGGTACGATAGCAGCCGGTGGCGTTGTCACTGCGAATGCCGGTGTAGTGGTTGATAACACAACTTTTGACGCAAATAAACTTGCAACTTCAAGTGG